TCCCCAAACATTGAGTTCATATTATCACGAATTCTTCCCCAATCGGCATATTCAGGAACACGAAAATCTATTAAATTGTCTTCTGCTGCCCATCGATTTAATATACCTTCAAAACTACCATGATATTGAAAATCATTATCGGCATCATATCCACCCCAGTCTAATACATCTTTAATTACTGTTTGTAGAATATTGGTAACATTAACTTGTTCTCTTGTGGTTTCAACTTCCTTGACACTTTTAGATTCTTTATCATAAACTGTTTTTGTTGTTGGAACTGTTCTAAATAAATCTTTGGTACCAAAAAAGTGATGTAACTCACGATAAACCAAATCGTACACTTCATCGTAGTATGCAGATTCATAGGCTGAATTATAAAGACTTCTTAATTCGCTATAAACCTCATCGGCATTTTCTTTTATAAAGTCGGACAAATCATTTTCATCCATTTCTAAAATTTGGTCATGAGTTATTATATCCTTTTCACCGTCAATTGATACTTCTATTCCTTCAACATCACTATAAACGGCTTCTCTAAGTTTTAATAAGTTGTCTTTATCTAATTCAGATATTACATCATTATATAGGTCGTTAATTTCAACATAATCATAAAAGTTATCGGCAAATTCATCACTTAAAACTTTTTCGGCAACTCCTCTTGCACCTCCACCCCATCTATCTACATCAAACAAACGAGATAAATCTTCTCTGTCAATGTTCATCCAATATTGACCATTTATATTACTAACGTCACCGAAGTATTCTTCTGTGATGTAGTCAATAACAAATTGTGGGTCTTCGTTATAGTAGTAAGGCATGAATGTACCAAACAATTCTTCGTCTTCAATAAACCTATCAATGTATTGGTCTAGTAAACCTTGTTTGGTAATTAAATCAAATAGTTTGGTGTAATCACCATTAAAATATTTATTGACTAAATCATCAAAGTCTTCAGTGTTATCTAATATTGATACTAAGCTCATGAATATTATTTTATTATAAATACAAAAAAGGTGGGATTTCTCCCACCTTAAACCTCTAATCGGCCACTAAATTATTTCTTTTCGTAATATTTCTCTACTGTCTTTTGTATTGCTGCTTGAACGGCCTGTTGATTAGTGGTTTGAACAGTCTGTTGTTGTGTTTGAGGTTGATTCTGATTGTTTTTTTTACATCCGCATCCCATAGTAGTAGTTGTCTAATTAAATGTTTATACTATTATAAATAGTGTTAGACATATAATAATAAAGAGAATAATTAAATCAATTTAAAAATATCGAATATTTATCTTAAAAGTATTTCATGAAATTCTTAAAATTAATATTAAGTGAGGGGAGAAGAGAAGATTTCTTAACGAGGTTTCGTCAAAAGTTTTCAAACAATGATTTAAAAAACATCATACGTTTGTCTCAGGATTTGGCACCAAACAATAAGTTCTTATTGTTTTTGGGTAATGCTCTAAATCCAAATGATGTTGAATCACAACTTAATCAAGCCAAAGAATTAATTAATAAGTTCATTAAATACCAAAATGTTCTTGACCAAAGAGACATTAATCAATATAAAAGTTTGGGGGACATTCAAAATGCTATTTCAGCACATGAGAATAAAGTTAGAAGAGATGTTAAAAAACTTGAAGGTGCGGACCAAGTATATGAAGATGACACCTTTAGTATTGTAACTCCACAAACACATAAGGCTTCTTGTTATTATGGTGCGGGTACAAAGTGGTGTACCGCCTCTATGAATGGTGATACACACTTTGATAGATACAATCAGGACGGTAAGTTATTCTACATCATTGATAAAACAGCAAAATCAAGTGACAGGTTCTATAAAGTTGCATTGTTACAAAAATACGATGGGGACCAAACGTTCTATGATGCTCCTGACAAGGTATTTAGTGGTGAATGGATATTAGGTACAGAAGAGTGGAAAAAAATGAATGGTATAATTCAAAATTATTTGAATGATAACTTCTCAAGAGAAATTGAAATCTTCAAAGATAAAGAAAGGGCTAAACAAGAAAGAGAAAGAATAAGACAACAACAAGAAATAGAAAGAATTGCAAGAAGAAGACGAGAACAAGATGAGTTAAGACAAACGGATGCTTGGAACTTAGAAAATAATGACGATGAAGAAGTTGAAAAAGTAAATGCTATATTCCAACATTTGAATGATACTGAGAACTTAGACGAAGATACTGACATTTATGATTTGATGAGGGCTAATCACAGTCATTATGGGTTAGACACGTATGAGTGGATACCTGATAATTCAACATATGCTGTTGGGACATGGGACGAGGCATATGAGGCTGCCAAAGATTACGTAAGAAACTTATGGGATGACATGGGTATGGAAGCTTTCAGTAAAGGTTTCATTGAAAACCATATAGACTTGGATGAATTAAGAGATTATTTTTATGAATTCTATTATAATGACATAAGCGAAAGTCCAGAATCTTATTTTGACATGGAGGATTTAGGTTTATCTCAACAACAACAAGAAAGAATTGAAAAGATTGAAGAGGAAATTGCTGAGTATGAATATGAGATGAATCTATTAGACCCTGATGAGGATGAAGATGTAATTGATGATTTCCAAAACTTGATTGATGCTTTAGACGAAGAAAAAGATGATATTGAATCAAATCCTGAGGGTGAAGTAACAGAAGAAATGATTGAAGATGCGGCAAACGAAAGAGCTGACGATGCCAAAGACAACTATGAATATTATATTGAAAGTTTTGGTATAGATATCTCCAATTATGTTGATGAAGAATCACTTATCGAAGATGTGGTTGATTCTGACGGTATTGGAAATAGTCTAAGTTCATATGATGGTCACGATTACGAAGTGGACATCAACGGTACAACTTATTATATCGTTAGAGTAGATTAATCATTCACTAATCTCTTAAATTTTCTTATGTTTTCTTCAAAGAAAAAGTGAATGAAGACTAACTGGGTATACAAACAGCCAATAGATTTTGAACATAAACAATATGTTCTTTTAGACTACTATCAAAAAATTCAAAAAGAGTTTGATGAGTTAAAACTATATCCATCTTTCCAGCAGGTAACCCTTCATTTGGCAAATATTAGTTCGGTTAAAAATAAAAACCAATACATGTCTATTGGGCGTGAATTCACTGAACCTGATGATGAAATAATGCTTAATGAAATAAAATATCACACCGTTAGGAAAACAACACCTGAAGAAAGAAAAGTTATTCTTGAAGTTAGTGATTTTGCTCGTGATAAACTGACCAGTCTTTTTATGATTGGTAAATCATTGTGGGAGATTGTTAATGAATCGGTTTCATTAAAGTTAGTTAAGAATTCAGAACAAATAATGACAGGTAATGGGTATATCAAATTTAATTTGGATAACACATTATATATCTATGAATATCGTTTGAGACCGGCAATCGATGGTGATTTTAACACACAAAAATGTTTTTTAAATAAAATATATGAAGGAGAACCAAAGGGTTTATACCAAACAACCGTAGATAACACTAAGTTTTATAATCCTGAGATTTCAAAAGAAGATTTAGTAAAATTATTACCACTATTTGAAGCGAGTTTTGATAACAAATATCCACTTGTTGAGACTATAGTACCGATGATTAGAAGAAAGATTGCAAATTATATTTTGCAAACTGTTAAAATAAACGAAATAAAAGAAATTGTTAAAGATGGAAATTCAAAAGGTAATTGAAATGATTCAACAGACACCAAATGACATGGAGTTAGGTAGAATAATTAGAGAATATTATTGGGCTTGTGAAGAAACCAGATAATATAGTTTGGAATGAAGAGACTCGTAAATATGAGGCGTCCATTTTACCTTACGGTACAAATGTTTCGGCACCTGCAATCATATTGGATGATGTTGGTGCTTTTAAAGAAAGAGGAGTTACCAAAGTTCAAAAGACTTTCAATGCAAAATACAAAGAGTTGGTTGATGATTACAATGAGTTATTGGATTCAGTTAAACTAAATAATCTAATTTATAATTCAAATTATTCATTTGAGCCGGTTATTGGAGAGATTTATCATTTATATGAAAGAAATAATGGACAATGTTTCTTATCTTTGATTGGTCCAAAAGAATGGAACATGAAACACATAACAAGCGTTAGACTTAATTCAGAACACAAATGGGTTTTAATAAAAGATATGTAACCAAAGAAATGATTATTGGATGTGATGAATCACGTCTTAAAAAATTATTCAATGCAGATGCGTTAATAATGGATGTATGGTCATCGAAGTTCTATGAATTGTTTTCGTCTGGTTTAACAAAAGGTGAGATATTATTGATGTTTCACAATTGATAGTTTATAAATTATTTATTATATTTTTTTAAAAACAATTTTATATGAAAACTTTGAAGAATAGACAAACAGGAAAATTAAAAAGAGTTTCAGACAAAGAGGCTCATTCTTTGGTCAGTATGGGTTACTTAGGTTGGGACTATTGTCCAAAAAATGAATGGAAAACCTTCAGAAAAAACTCACCATCACAGGTTGAAGTTGAAAACACAGAAGAGATATCATCAAATCTATCTGATAAGAAAATTAGAAAACAACGTAAAGAACAAAAACGTCAAAAACATGAGTCAAGAAAATAAAGAGATAATGAAGTCTTTAGAGGGTAAACTTAGAATGCCCATCCATATTTCTTACATTGCTAAGTATATTGTTAAGAAAACTCAAGAAGAAACTAAAGAAATTCTTAATAAAGCAATTGAGGATGGAATTATTGAGGAGAGTCCATTGGCTAATGGATATTATGTGTTAAAAGGATATAATAAGAAATGAGTTCGGAGTTAGTTAACCACCCAAATCACTATGGTGGAAAAGATAATCCATATGAGGTTATCAAAATTGCTGAAGCAACAGGGTTAGATAAAGACGCATATCTTTTTAATGTGTTGAAATATATTGTTAGAAGTGGAAAGAAAGACGGTAACCCAACCATTCAAGATTTAAAGAAAGCGTTATTCTATTTAGACAGAAGAATTAAAGTAATTGAGAATGATGGAGAATAATAAAATATATAATGGTGACAGTCGTGAGTTGATGTCACAAATGGAGGAAAGGTCCATTGATTTAATTGTAACAAGCCCTCCTTATGGTGTTGGTATTGATTACGATAGTTGGGATGATGACAAACAGATTTCAGAATACCTGAATTTCACTAAAGAATGGTTAAGAGAGGCTTATAGAGTTCTTAAGGACGATGGTCGTGTTGCTATTAATATTCCTTATGAAATTAACAGACAAGATAAGGGTGGAAGAATTTATTTCTCAGCTGAGGTTTGGATGATTATGAAAGAGATTGGTTTTGGTTTCTTTGGTATTGTTGACCTTGAAGAAAGTTCACCTCATCGCTCAAAGACAACTGCATGGGGAAGTTGGATGAGTCCTTCGGCACCATACATTTATAACCCTAAAGAGTGTGTTATTTTGGCTTACAAAAAGAAACATAAAAAAGAAATTAAAGGGACACCTCAATGGGAGGGAGAATATCAAATGGTTCCTAATGAAAAAATTGAAGGAGAGTTTAGAAAGAAATTAGTCTATGATGAGAAGGATAAGAAAGATTTCATATCGTTGGTTTACGGACAATGGAACTATTTTGCCGATACCCAACAAAAGACTAAAGCAACATTCTCATTAGATATTCCATACAGAGCAATTAAAATTCTTTCATACAAAGAAGATATCGTCTTAGACCCATTCAACGGTTCTGGTACAACTTGTTTGGCTGCCGAAATGTTAGGAAGAAAATGGATTGGGATTGATATCAGTGAAAATTATTGTAAAGTTGCCAATGAGAGAATAAAAGAATACCAACTTAATCAACAACAATTAGAAATTGTTTTAGATGAACATTCAAAAAATTAAAATAATAGATAATGATACAATAGTTATTACAACTGTTGATAATCAAGTCCTGTGGTTTAATAAGAATGACTTATCAGGACCTCACCGTTCGTGGTTTGATAATATACTTGCATGTTCGACATCTTTAGTAAATGAAACCTCTCAGAAATGAGGGGTTTTTTGTTTATGTAAATATTTATTGTTATGAATCTAAATGAGGAAATAAAAAGAATTAAAAGTCTGATGTTGGAAAACTCAGACCCATATACTATTTCAACTCAAGGTAATGTCAATGATGTTCCTGGTATTCATATTTCAATAGGTGATGGGGAGACTAAAATGGGACATTCAAACTTATTAAATTTTAATGATTCAAGTGAATGGGACCCAGATATACTAAGATTGTTAGGTGATAATGGAATGTTTAATAACGATAATTCAATTTATTTATATGATTTAGAAGTATATGAACCACACAGAGGAAAAGGACTTAGTAATCAATTAATGGATACTTGTCATAATTTGGGAAAAGATATGGGAATAGAATACATTACATTAATAACCGACCGTAATAATAATGTTGCACAAAATTTATATAGGAAATACGGTTATGATGTTTTTAACTCAAATGACTTTAAAGATTTTTTCTACAAGAGATTGTAACAACAAACCTCTCAGAAATGAGGGGTTTTTTCTTTATTAGTATATTTATAGTAAACGTTTTTAAATATGAAAAAAGTAATAAGACTTACAGAATCACAACTTGAGAATATTATTCGTAAAGTAATTAGTGAAGAAGATAATAAATCATATAAAGGTTCACTTATAGATATTGCTAAAAAAGAAAATCTTTTACCTAGTAATTTTAAAGCTGAAAGGGAGTTGTTAGCAAACTCTGATAGTGAATGGAAAATTTTGAACGTTAGTGGTAAAGTTAAAGTTGCTGGTGTATCAAATAACTTAGTAGGTAAACAATTTAAAACAAGTGATTTCATTGACTTAACTGATGGTGAAGAAATCCTTTTCAAATCAATAACTAATGATACTGGTGTTCATTATACAGTCGATAGAAAAGGAAAAAATGGAATTAGAATTTACGGTTCTTGGAATTGATATGAAAAAAATAATAAAGGAATCTGGATTAAGAAACATCAAAGCCTTAGCGGAAAGATACCCAAAGGCTAAAATTTATTTCCATCAGGATTTAGATGGGGTTACGACTGCGTTGGCTATGAAAAACTATTTAGAGGACAATGGAATTAAAGTAGTTGATTCAGAAATTATTCAATATGGGGATAAAGAGTTTGCAGTAAAAAAACAAGATGCTGAGGGTGATACGATGCCTGTACTTGTTGATTTTGCTCACGGTAAGCCAATGTTTGTTATTCATACGGACCACCACGATTCTCAAAGTGGTGTTGAAAAAGATACGGCAACATCGTTTAGACCATCTCGTTCTAATGTTGCAACACTATCACAAGTTATGTCACCAAAAGATATTTTCCCTTCAGAAGATATCAGTTTAATTTCAACTGTGGATTCTGCCGATTTTGCTAGATTTGGACTACAACCTAAGGACATTATGAATTTCATTTTCCAATTAGATTCAAATGAGGACTTACAAAAAAACAAATTTGCTTTAGGTTTAGCAACTAACAAATTGATGTTAGCATATAAAAACAAACCTGGGTTTATGGAAGAGTTGGTTATGACATCTCAACCATCTCTTTTAAACATTTATCAAAATATAAAGAGAATAGCCAAAGAAAAAGGTTATGCGTCACCAGAACAAATGGCAAAAAACCAAGAGTTATATGTTCAAGCACAGAAAGAAAATCCAAATGTTAAATACGAAGATGGTATTATTGTTCAGTATGGTGGTGGTTCTATGATGAAACCTGGTTCTTATGACCGATACACACCATTTGAAAACAATCCTGAGGCTGACTTTTTAGTAATTGCATGGCCGATGGGATTAGTACAGGCATCATGTAATCCTTTTAAAACTGAAAGAGAATTAAAAGGTGTAAACTTAGGTGAAATAGCACAAGAAGTTTTAGCCAAATGGGAAGGGCAATTAAAAGAAAGAATAATTCCTCTTTCAACTATTAAGTGGGTTTCAGAAACATCATTAAAAGATGGTTCTGTTGGTTTTACAAATGCAGACCTTGAAGCTTTTTACGGTGATAAGATTCGTTCAGTTGACGGAGGTGAGAAGAAGATGGAAACTTTAAAACAGATTATGGATATCCCATCTACTGAACTTACTGATGAACAATGGGCGGTTTTGGACAGATTAGGTGTACCAGCATGGGAAATGATACAAGCCAATTCTGGTGGTCACAAATGTATTACAAATATATCGGCATTAAATTATTTTGGTAGAGGTAAAAGACCACCACAAGGGTCATACAGATATAATCCTGATAGTGGTGACGCACCATATGTTAAGTTTGCTAAAATGATTCAAGTTGAGTTTGTTAGATTACTCAAAGAAAAGATTCAAAGTAGTAAATCAGAAAAGTGAGAAGGAAATATCCATCCCCTCTTTAATTCCTAATGATTTACAAGTACCACCTGGTAATTCAATAGCTTTATTACCAAAACCACAATACGTTACACATTCTTCAGTGTCACATGGTGGACAATTATGGTATATTTTAGTGATGATGTTATCATTTATCATTAAAACGTCCAATGGTATTATACAATTCTTCATCCAAAAACAATGATTTGATGTACGAGGCATTATAAAGTACATCCCATCAAAGGATTCATCAAACTCTTGAAACATCATTCCCTTTTTTATTGATTCAGGACTGACTGCTAGTTTGACTTTAAAAATATTATCATTTACCATTAACTTCATAAACATAAATATTACAAAAGATAGAAACTATTATGAACAATTTACTTTACAATGCATTAGTTGCTAAATATGAGTCTGACAAAGCACAGGCATTAGCAACACTTGAAATTTATTTTAAAAACTCTGTTGGAATCGGAGAACATCCACAACAAATTGAAGAGATGGATAAGATGGTTGATTTATTGGCTTCGGCAGAAGATAAACTAACAGCCCTTAAAGATAACTTTAATGGTATGGGAGAATACAAATATTAAACTATTTATATTTTTACCCCTGTAATATGATGAAGATAGATAAATACGATAACATTCCATTGACTAGATATAGTGGTCATTTCAAGATGTCTTATAACCCACTTTCTTTATTAATTAAAGAAATTACAGACAAAAAGAAAAAAAATGACTCTGCCGAGTTGACAAAGTGAAAAAATTTGTTATCTTCGTATAACTTTTCCAAAAAGAGGTGATATTTATATCTTACCCTACTCTGAGAAAAAAATCAGAATTTTTTTGGAAAAACATTTGACAGATTAAAAACTTTGTTTTAAATTTGTCAAACAAATGATGAGAAATCATCAAACGTTCTTACACTTATTGTAGGTTGGTCTAATAAACTGATAAAGACTTTTGGGAGCAATCCCACAAGAGAACCCCTTTTGAAAAGACAAATTTAGTTTATTAGCCATCGGCGGTTTAGCGTCGTTAGATAACCCCTGTGAGGGGACTAAAGGGACTGAACGAAGATTAGCATCTTCGGAATGTTCGCAGAACAAGGTTCTGACAACTAAACAAAGTGACTACGGTTACGACCCTAAGGGCAACTGCTAAGGGGACAAGACCACTCTGAGTTCGAGGGATATCAGGGTTGAGGTGGTGACACCAATAGGAAAAGTCACAGGTGACG